GCCACATAAAAAGCCTTTTCGGCTACGCTGGTGGTGTCATGCTCATAGGTTAGAGATACAGTCACTTCCGGCCCGGCTTGTTTGGTAAAACTGAAATAGAGCTGCCCTGTGGCGGTGTAGACCGGGATCAATCCAGTTGTGACTTTGATGGATGCTTTGAGGAGGGTATTGCTCTGTGTGGTGGCTCCAATTGTGCCGGACACGCTGTCGGCATACAGGACGCATTTTGAGAACAAGATCTCTTCAACTGTCGGTAGTGCCAGCGAAGCCGTGAAGGCAGATGTGGATACTTGTCTCCCGTTCCAGGTAGACGAAACCATGAGAGCCTTGCCTGCCTCGCCGTCCAGGGAGAACTCAGACACAAAAGAATATTCCATTTCTTCGGCTGCGATATTATCACCGCCCTCGATGGTATATGTCCTGGTTGTGTTTGCGGCTGTCACTGGCAAAGAGTAAGTATATATCTTGCCGCTACCTGATCCATCAGCAGCGCCAGTCTGGACCAGCTTTATGCCAGCCTCTAATACGTGGCATATCTGCTCATAAGTTGCTTCTACGCTGTCCATTGATAATGCCGCGCCTAATTTTGGCTGGTAGCTGCGATTTACGCCGGAAAGGTAGCCAATATTTTCTTGTGGAAAAACCGTCTGGCGTTGATCTTCGATTGTTCCCATGCCGCGCCAAATGGTTGTAGCTGCTACCGCTGTGCCTGCAGCCGCTTCGCGCCCGAGTTGGATGCGCCTGAGCGCACGTATTCCTTGTGTCATAATGTTTTCTCCTTCTTATCATTTTTGATAATTACATTCTTTTGACTATCTTCCTGGTATAAACCAGTTTTCAGCAGGAAAACCCTACCGAACTTCAAAACCTCTTCATCTGTCAGGTCTCGCGCGGGTATGCCCGGGAGCGATCCTGAACCAATTATATATTTCATTGCCATATCCCTATTCCTTTCCTGTATCTCGCTCTTGCGCGAGCGGTTTCCCATGATGTTAGATTTCTTTGTCTCTTCTCGGCCGATGTGCGGATGGATAAATAAGAGCCAACGGTATCCTTTATATGATACAACCTTTCGCCCGCTTTTGTTATGCGTAACCAAAATTCATAATCACCTGCCACTTGCATTTCTGGGTCGAAATATCCGTGTTTGGCGTGGAGAGATTTTCTCCACATCGGCATCGGCCCGCAAAAACAACCCTTGAGAAGTTCTTCAATCCCGCCCTCAGCCCATTCAAATTTGCCAGTAGGATCACCTCCAATTTCTGAGACAATATCCTGATTGCCATACACCAGCGCATAAGCGGGCTTGCCGTCCAGGATAGCCGCCATCTTTGCCAGCGTACCGGGGAATAGTCTGTCGTCACAATTTGCATTGGTTATATATTCACCGGATGCTGCCTCAATGCCCAGGTTCCAAGCCGCGTAAATAGTCGGGATGTCTGGCGTGGTGATTATTTTTACGCCAGCGTGATTACTGGCAATGTGGAACTCCATGCTATCAGTCTGACAGATGACAATTATCTCAGGTTGTGGATCTTGCTCCATTAAATTTTCAAGCCTGCCTGCCAGATAGTCTGCTGCAAAATAGGCGCTTACGATTGCACTCACTTTAACTTTGATTGTCATTTTATAGGTGCTCCACAGTGTTTACAGGTTGTATGTTTTTCGCCAGGTTGTTGGCAATATTGGCATTTTGGATATTCTACGGGCGGTGGGGGTGGTGCTGGGATGTAACTCATAATTAAAACCTCTCAAATACGCAGGTGATACCCTGCCTGTAGATATTAATCCATTTATGGGATAATGTCGCGGTCAGGCAAGCATCCAATACCGCCGGGTGTGCCTTGTCGCAGTTGTCAAATATAACATATCGGTCTGTTATTCGGCTGACGTTCTGCCAATCTATCATCGGCATGTCTCCCCAATGATCCCCGTCAATATAGGCGCTTGTGAAACGTCTATCCTTCAGCGGGAATGGGTTGGATTTTTTTTGTACGACCTCTATCCTGTCCTGCATATCAAACCTGGTTATATTATCATACAAGACATCAATGGATACTGGCACGTTTGTTAACGGGTCTGTCTCATAACCGCGATCCATCCCAATATAATATCCGTCCAGAGGGTCAATACAGACCACTTTGCCAGGCAATTGCAATTTCTTTTTCATTGCCGCAACCAGGATAGCCGTCCCGCCGTGCAATGTTCCTATCTCCAAGTGATCACCTTTGATGGCCGCAAAACAGGCCATGATAGCCGCATTATCCTGTTCGGACGCGATCCGACCCCAGATGCGCTGACTGATAACAGCTTCAAGGGTTTGTGCTATTGGCATGTGTAGCAATTGCTTATGATCTATAACCATGATTTCAAGTCCTGCCGCTCGAATATGTCTGTCCCAGAGTTGCGGGTCAAATTGATTATGATCCTATTGTCCGCGCGAAACGCATCCTCAGCCATTTTGTAAGCCTCGTTTGACCGTTCCAAGTCTGGCGTGTGCCAGAATTTATCCTTGAAATACTCAGGACTGAAATGGTTATTATCGTCGTGATCCATGAATTGGCGGGTATTGGGATCGCCTTCAAAATTGAAACGGTGGTCTACCCCAACCAACAGAACAGTTGTAAATCCAAGAAAATAAGCGATCTGCATCGCCGCAAAAGTAACGGTGAAACCCTCGTACAATTCTATGAATGGCTCGTAGCAGAACCTTGGCGCTCCGTTGGATATGATCGGATAGCTGCCATATATCAGATGTGCCATTGACGAAGTAATGAACTTGACACAATGCAGGTCATTGATCTCGTGCTGACATTGCTCGATAACCAATGGGTTTACCGACACATAAAAATTAGGCTCAAAACCATCCAATAAATATATTCTATTTGTGCCGAAAGTCTGGTATTTGTGAAGGAAGGCAAGCGGGACATTTTTAAGGGAAGGTCCGTTGCCGATTATCGTACAAGTCTCTCCAGCGTGGATGTTCGCAAAACTACGCATCTTTGCCGTCCTCACCAACGCCTTCCTCTTCTGTCGCAACCGTCTTATACATGCCTGGATGTGTGGCAAGGTAGCGCCGGAATGATGCCTCGGTTATTATCCCGTCGGTAACGTGCGGACTGGTGGTGGTTGTGTCCACCCATTGACAGATACCGTATTTCTTACACTCCAGGGCAAAACCAATATCTTCACCTGGATATACATCTGACCAATAATTATCGTCATAGATGTTATAAAACCATGGTGGCTTCATGGTCTCAAATACTTCTCGCGCAATAAGCATTGATCCGGTTCCCAACGCATCCACTTTGATAATTCCATCCCCCCAACTGCCTATTGTGGATACTCCGTTATTTTCGTCAAGGAAAAATGCACATGGTTCATGTGGTGCGGAACGGCGGAAATTCAACCCGCCAACGATCTGGACATCATCCCTCAGCATTACCCAGCGCGCCAGTCTCTGCACAATATCGGGTGGGTGTATGTGATCACTGTCCAGCATTAGCAAATGTGTGTACTCACTTTCGAGCAATGTCATAGCCATGTGATTTCGTACTATATCAATGCGCCCGTATGGGTGATCCATGACTGCCACACCTTGTGCGGCGATCTGCATGAATGGCATGAATACTTTGTCGGCATGTGATAAAGTCCGTTCCTTTGGAATACCAACCAGCACGCGCGGGTATTTCCATGCGGCTATCGGCAATGTCTGGAGCGTGCGCTCGATCTCCTTTTGTTTCAACTTTCCTCCTCCTAACTCAATATCTTCACATTTTGGATGACAAACCTAAATCCGATTGTCTCCATACTCCCATACCCAAGCGGGCCAAAGTCATAATCAATACTATCGAACGTACTACATGTCCCGCCCAAAGTAGGATCTGCCAGAAGTGCGGCCGGGATGCTATCCGCGAAACCCGTGACCTCCTGCAAGTCGCGCGGCAGGTCAAGTCTGGAAACGTGGATTTCTATCACTATTGAGCGCAAACCCTTCATCCCGCCACCTGGTCCAAAACCAACATTTCCCGGGCCGGGATAGGCTATCGAAATAGGGAACTCGCTGATCTGTTCGGGCGCGTACTCGGGCGCTTGTTTGATACCCGTAACGGCCGCAACAAGTACCTGCGTTGCGGCTATGGCAGTTTGCAGGGTCATACCAGCCGCCTGAATGGGTCAAGCATCATTTGTACGTCAGGATCAAGCCCTGGTACTTTCAAGGTTTGCACACCTAGAGCAGTTACACCCGCCACACCCATAGGGCTGTCTTTGCGCTTGTAAATGCGCTCTGATTGCAATAGACAAGCCTCTTTGATGATGGTTGCCTTGCCGCTAGAGGTAGTGGTGCAATAACCGAATGATCCGACCAACTGGACGCCTTTCTTTACACCTGAAGGGAAACCATACGACCCGTTGGGGGTAATGCTGATCATCGTATAAGGCACTCCGTTCAGCGCGGCATTGACAGGCAGCAGGTCGTAGTCGGTCGTTTGCCAGGTTGTCTCATAGGTGCGATCTGCGTTATCGTCTGTTTTGAGGGATGAGACAGAGAGAATGTCATCAATAAATATCTCTCCGCTTTCGTCTGGTGTGTAATAGCGCGTCTCTGTGGCGGCGTAAAACCTGCGCCAGGTGTAATCATCAATCCATCGCGAGACAGATGTGATGATGGTCTTAAGCATCGTATCCCCGGCGGTATCAACAGCCGTCAGAGATAGCCTTTGACGTACCTCTGCAAGTGTGCAATAGGCGTTTTCAGGTAATGTCATTATTTACCTTTGATGGACTTGCTATTCAACGCCTTTGGTTTGTTTACGATCTTGACGGCTGCCACTTCTTGTTTTGCCGCCTTGACGTACTCGGCATATTTGCCGCGAACGAAGTTATCCGCGTCGCCTTCTGACACTTCAACGATCTGCCCGGCTTCGTAAACAATGGATTTGCCGGCTGTGTTTCCGATAAAATTCACGATTATCTTTACTGTTGCCATTTTATATCTCCTTTGATATGTCCCCGGAGACAGAGGAGGTCTGTCTCCGGGGGTTTATAACCCAGCACCTGTGAGATGCGCTGACTTATGCTACGAAAACATTCTCCGCTACAGTTGTAGCGTCACCAGTTGGAAGGGTGCGAGATCCGCCATACATAAGGGCTATTGCAGCCAGGCCAACGGTTGTAACGCCAGCCGTGCCGCGTAGTTTCTGGAACGGTTTGGCTGAATTTACTGGAACGTCTATGATGATGGTTTTGCCAGCACCGGTTGAAGCCAGGACGGTCATATCTGCCCCGGTTATCTTGGTGTAGGTTCCACCAGTTTCGGCGCTTTCCAGTACCTCGGCGTCGAATGTGCCGGTTGCGCCAAATGCGCCCAACTGGATGATGTGACACACCCGGTCGAACCCAGCGGATGCGTCAACCACTGTTACGGTTATCGCGGTGCTGGACGGCACGAGTGCAGCCACGCTTTTTACGGGCTTAATATAATCGGTTAGTCTTTCGATTCTCATGACATCACCTACGCCATCTTGCCGATCTGGAAACTTTCACTTTGCAGCACAACCGCACCGAGGCGGACGGTTGCGAGGAAGCCGACCTGCCCGTTGCCTGCGTATAGTTCATTCAGGCGGCGAACAGTCATGCCCTTGCGCTCAGCCCAGCCATAGAAACGCCAGTTGCCGAATACGATCGCATTTAATCCGGTTGTGGCGGCGGGTACACTATCCGACACATAGACCGGCTTGCCCCACAATATGGGTTGCAGGCTGCCCTGGGGGGTTGGAACGAATTGGAAGTTATCGCCCACAAGTCCCTGAATGAGACCGAGGGTAGCATTTTGCATGCTCCAGGAAGCGCCATCCATGTAAGCCGATCCGAGCTTGTAATACAACTCGGGAACTTCAGCAGCGTGGACGTAGGACTGGCTGTCGAGGGTCAATGCGGCTGTGCCACCAGCTATGACGGATTGAGGTGCGCCTGAGCCTGAGGCTGTGAAGGCGATGGCGTTTTCGGTCAAACCCCATGAGCGCCCGAACATTTCCATCAGAACGGCCTCGAGGTTGGTGTCGGTGTCTTCGAGTAATTCCTCAGACACCTTGACCAATTTGGTGTACTTATAGATGCGGGCTTGCGGGTTGGCGAAAGTTGGCTCATTCTCGTCAACGGCTGCCTCTTCGGCGGTCAGCACAAAATCGGTCATGCTGGTGCTTTCTGAAACCCAATCGGCATAATCTCGATTGGTTTGGATGATGTTTGCTCCTGCCCGACGTACAACCGAGAGCTCATCACGTTTGGTGATGACGCCCGGCATGAGCTGGTTGGGAACCAGGAACCCGCCTTCTGTGGTGGTGCCTTCCTGGAGGGCTGCTTTACTGGCGGGGATCAAGCCCTTGACCGACTTATTGCCAGATCGGCAATATTCCAAAAATGCTTTCTTGGGATCAGGATCACCAAGCGATTTGATGACTGGAATGGGGTTCAATCGACCGACCGGATCAGGGCGCATGGCTGCGAATTTTGCTTCGAGTTTTTCGTCAAGCAAGGCGTCAATGTCAACTTGCTCAGCTTCAGCTTCCGGTTCTGGCTCGACATACGCTTTCGCATATTCGAGATAATCTGCTTCGGTCTTGCCTTCGTTCTCGGCAAGCCATAGTTTCAAAGTTTTCATGATATTCAATTCTCCTGTTTGGTTAATAGTTGATAGGTTGTTACTTTTTGCGGCGTTGCCTTCCACTTCGACCTCTATCCCCTCGGGGATCTGTGTCTCTGTGCTATCAGCTTTTGCCAAAACAACAGCGAGTTCATTCGCTGGTTGTCTCCAATCGTTTATGTCAAATAGTGCCAATTCCCCTATCGGCCATACGTTTATAACTCCCTGGCGTGTCTTGCGCACCAGATGACCAATCGCCCCTGAGGATGCTCGTATCTTTTCTTGGGGTGTGGACGCTATCCTGTCTGCCAGCGGCTCGTTTTGGTCAAGGGTGACATCGAACCAATACCCGCTATCATCCATTTTTTGAAAGGTTGCTATTCCGATAATTACAGGTACATCCTGGACGGTAAAAGGCTCATCCGCCCCGAAACCATGATAATAAGTGACCGGGATACTCTTGCCATCCTGCAGCCATAGGTCTGTCTTGGCGCTGAATGTCTCCCCGTCTGCGTCGCGCCCCTCGAATATTCCACCAAAGGGTATACCCAGGACGCTGTATTTCTTGCCGGTGTATTCGCCTGGCATACGCATCCGCTTTACCAGGTCCCACGAGCGCGCGCCCTTGTACTCACCAGCTTCCAACTTTATCTTGAATTGATATGCTTTTATTTCCATGGATGCTCCTTGATCATTATACAACTTATTTGTTGCGCTCGGTCAACCAATTTTGTACCTGGGTGTTTGCGTATCTCAATGCTCCGGCCAGGTTATTCTTGACCACATCAGAAACTACGCGCCAACCGCGCTTCTTATGCCCCATAGTTTGCTCTCCATCCTGAACAACATAATTAGGATAACCCAACGCGTTGACGATCTTTTCCTGGTCTCCAATCCGCTTGATCTCCCATGCTCTCTGCATACGTCCGGTTCTATGCGGAACGCCCGGATCGATCCTGCCCGATCTTATCATAGCCATGACATAACGGCGTTGTTTATCTGAAGCCCACCCGCCGGATTGCTTGACCGTGATGTGCTTATACGGGACATAGTGCATAAGACCATGAGACTGATCCCCTCTCATGTAAGTCAATACCCCGTGATGTGCAATTTTCTTTACGCCAAGAGGTACGGATTTCAAAAATGCAGACACTTCTTTCGCGTTGCGGACGGTTGTTTGAATCATCTTGATACAATCCCAATAATAGTGTCATAAGCATTAGGAGACCGGCGCTGTGTTGTTACCTCTAAACCACACTGACAATTATATCCTCGGCAGTCTAATAATTGGTTATCAGTCCCACCTGGATGTACCCCAAGTTCTTCCCATTCTTTTGCGTATGCTACTATTCCATTCAACGCCAGGCATGTTTCACAATGCTCCGTAAGCCCGACAACCCATTTAAGCTTGTCGCCATTCTCAACTGCTATAAGCCGCCTGCATTCGTTATAGGCAGTATTCCATTGGTTCGCCCACAACTGGACACGGCTCAGCAGCGGATCCACCCCGGTCTGGTCTACGCGTGCGTCAATGATGGCACGGTAAAAGTCGTCGATGTGCGACCATTGTTCACGCACCATGTCCTGACTTGCATCCCGGATGTACTCAGGCGGGGGCAGCTCGTTGCCGTCATCTGTCCAGGCAGTCTCGAAGGCTTGTGAGATCTGCCCAAGCACCAGGTCTTGCATGATCTGGACAAACTCACCGCCCAAATCGCCGTCGTAGACGTTGCGCACCATGCGGGTTAGTGTCGACTGGAAATACTCCACGGTCTTGACGCCCAGACTGACGAGCGAGACCATGAGCGTGAGCGGTATCTCACGTCCGCATTTTTCAAGGTATTCAACCGCGTCAGTCAAGGCTTGTTTGGTCATTATTTAACGATCACTTCCTCAACCGGCAATATCTCTTTTACAATGCCAACCTTAAGCAACATCATATCCACAACATCCATTGGATAAACTTCTGTTAATTTAGCGCCCAGTGTATAAGCTATCTTTAGCTCATCCAACTCTTTGACCGATATTAATTCGGCAGGTCGTTTGATTTCAGATAGCATTACATAGTCTTTCTTGATAGCATCAAGCGTCAGTTTGCTTGTCAGGTCTTGTTGGGTCAGTGGGACGGGGTGTATCACATAATCCGCAGTCACATATTCAACGAGTTGGGAGAAGTTAGGTACTTGCACATTTGTCTGCATAATTATCCGCCTTTTATTAACCGCCCACCGATGCTGACGCCCGCATTGGAAGACGCGTTATTCAGAGACCAGCACGAGAGCCCGGCGCTCGCCCCGTAGGCCCAATACCCGCCAAAGAAGGCAATTCTCTGCCCGGCGGCTTGATAGTAATAATCAGAGTAATAGGTGGTTGATCCACCTCCGACCTCGGATGGCAAATTAGCAAACGGATTGGCTGAGTCAAACCCCATTGAAACTGGATACCCATTCGCATTTTTGCAAACATACGAAAGCTGAGTATAGGGAGCCGCAAATAAATTAGATGCGTAGGATGCGGGTGTCCGGCATACCCAGGCTTGATTATCGTTGATATTCAACCCGTCAATAAATTGCCACACGCTCCCCCAGGGGTTCTCGATACCCCGGTACATGCACGGATACAATCCATTTGTGGCATGGGTCAGGCTTCCCGATTTTGCGACAATGCTGGATGAGAACCCTGATTTCCATCCCAATGAATAGATGATATTTCCAACCGCAATATTGAAAGCTGCCCCATCCACAGTGATAGCTTTGTTGGAGGCATCGTACACATCAATGGATGTGACCGTGCGGTTTGAAATAACCTCATTGCCGCCCAGAGAAGTACCCACTCCGATGGTCTGCCCGACTACAAACAGAGCAGCTGTTGCATTTGCAACGATAATTCTATTGACTGCGTTCTCGGCAACCGTGGCCGTATGACCGGCGGCATAAGCTCCAGCAGATAACCCGGCCATGATCGCCTGCGAATTGAGCGTGGCAAATTCCACATAAAACAGGGTGCGAATAATGTCGGCAACGTGTACATCCATCTGGTAATATCCAGCCCCATTGGCCTGTGCATAACCTCTAAATTCGACAATGTTTTTGTTGTACAGTGGATATTTTCCCGACAAAGACTCCAACTTGTTTGCGCCACTCAGCGAGGCATTGTACTTACCAACATCCACATAAGAGGCATTGGCAAAACAGGCTGGTAGGTAGGCATTTCCGAATGGTTTGGACGATATTCGCCACGTTCTGGCTGCCCCTTTTGCGCTTTTCTCAATGTAAAATCTTGGGATGCGGACAAACACGTTACCGAGGGCATCCGTGACCTCGATGATGTTTCGGTAAATATCGGCTGTGTCAAAATTATTGACCACCACCCCAGCATCCACTCCAGCAGCCGCTACCATACCAACTGCCGCATCCGTGCGTGTCAAAGTCGGGCTTGACGCTCCGCCCCAGGATGCGCCATAGATCGGTGCTCGTGACCCCATCAGCAACAACATCTGTCGTCTATTCATGTTAGTCCTGTAGAATATCGACAATAACGGTCAAATCGCCATCCGCATAAGTGGGCGCACCACGCGTAACCAGTACACCATACAAGTCTTTGGAGGCTGCCAGAGTTTGAAATGCTGCTGGAAAAGCGGGAACGCCATTTGAGACACTGTTCAATGCAGACGCATAGTAAGTGCTGAATGGAATGACGCACACCAGTCGGGCTGCATGAGCGTCAGATAACGTCCAAGCTGCGCTATCGGCTGGCGGGGTTATGGCTGTGTCGAACAGCCACAACTCACAGGCTACTGATTGCAGGGCATAGTCAATCAGGGTTGCACCCATGATCCGACCTTTGCCATTAACGATCCTTGCAGCATCCGTGAACACCATCGCCACGCCGTCCTCGCCAACATAATCATTGGCTGCGTACGAGGCATGGGTTGAAAGTGTAGGTGTAACGCGCGCTAGTTTTGTAAATCCGGTTATTGCGAGAGGGTTGCTCAAATCGCCTATTACAGTTCTTGGATTTGGTAACGGAAGTGCCATTTTATTGCTCCTTTGTCTAATTTATTATACGACTATTGAGGTTGTTTCATCCCCATTATCTTTGACGGGATGCTGTTTTTCTTGATAATTATTTACCGTGACATTGATGGGCTGGTTGGTCTGCAAGGCCGCGACCTCCAACTCAATTGCCTTGAGTATCTCCTCAGCCTGGTTGTCAGGCTTCCCCTCGGGCTTGTCCGCAAATATGCGCTTGACGTCCGCTTCTGTCTTGGCGTCCTGCAATGCCTCAGTTATTCCGGCGTGCAAATCGTCAGGGATGCAATCGCTGGTAAAGTCACGGATGGTCTTGCCTGCGCGCACGCGGGAGATCGCCATGCGCTCCCACTTCGCCAGGTCTTGCTCCGCATCGCTCTGGGTATTGTCATCCGGCACGGATACGGTTGCGGGTACAGGCTTGCTCAATTGCGCGATCTGGTCATCGTCGAGGTCATAGCCAAGTTGCTCCATTGCCATCAATAACGGCACGCCTGCATCCACCAGGCTCTTGAGACTGCCGGCCCGCGCGGCTTCGTCCGCCTGGAAGATGTCTAGGTCTTCAAACGCAAGCTCGACCCGCAAACCCATGGGCTCAAACAACTGTTCATTGAGTATGTCCTCTGTACCCTGCCCTGACGGTCGCACGGTATCCTGCCAGAATGATTTGCGGTGCTCCTCGGCACTTGCCCGGTTGCTCTCGGATCTGAGCATGCCCTCTGGGATACCAAACGCATACTCGATATTCCTGGCGGCTTGGCTGTAATTTTCACTCATCGCCATGTCGGATATTTTGGGGGTGATGACCTCGGGCTTCATGGTTCCGCGCATCCGCATCGCCAGCACACGCCAGGCATTGGATATGCCGGTCATGTTGCGTTTGAAAAAGTTCTCCACCCGTTTGCGTTCTGGCTCATCTATCGTGCCGTCAATGGCAACGATGGTCAATGGCATGGCCCCAGACTCAAAAAACTTGCTGGAGAACCTGGACATGTAATGCAGTAATCCACTATCCGCCAATGCTACAGCAGCCGCTGACACGCCAGGACCAATGTCATCCTCAGGGTTGAAAAAATCCTTGACGTAAACGATGTCCTCTTCCTTCCAGACTGCTACGGTCTGGCCATTGATGGTCTGTGAAAATTGCAGGCTTCCATCAGACAGTAACTTGGGCTGGTTCATGGTAAACGGATTGATGAAGTCAAGGGTCTTGGGTCGGTATGGGTTGGGCAGCTTCAACCAGAAACCAGCCCCTTGCAGCAACTTGCTCGCCTCGGTCATGCGCAGGAAGCGGGAGGGTGAGACCTGGAACGGCCAATCCACCAGGGTATCAGACTGGTTGTAAACCTTGACCGGCACGCTGGAGATCGCATCGCAGCGCAAGCGGATCGAGCGATAGACCAGCGGGACCAACTTGTATGACGCCTGGGTGGTCTTGATCTTATCCCCGTAGTCTTCCTCGGATGACGCCCAGGAGGGGATGTGAGTGATCGCCTTGATAGTCTCGCTATATATTTTCGCCATATTACGCTCCAAATAGGATCTCAAATCCTGTGTCAGCCAGATCGGTAAATGCTCCGCTCGTGCCGTCCACCATGTCGTCGTGTTCTGATTCGGGAAATGCGCAGACTTCATCAAGCCAGGCATTATTCCATGAGCCGCGTAGCAGCTTGACCTTGTGTTGTTCGGCTCGTGCCAGCCAGGTATTTGCCCTGGTTATTTTATCACTTACCGGATTGATACCCCTGAACGGGGTTGCAGCTAAAGACGGCTCCGCAAGCAATAAGTCTAGCATCCCCTTTTGCGTGCCGGTGGTCTCTACCGTCTGCGATACGCCGTGACCGTCTGCTAATGCTGTTTGAGCGATGACCTTGACCAATGACGCCCAATCCCAACGCCCATGTACCACGTCCTGGATAATCGCATCGCCTGTGTCAGTCATGCCAACCTTGACGCCCGCTGTAAAATCTGCCTGTGTCTTTTGCGAGGCTGCCAGATCCCAATGCCTGGACTGCTTGTGCATCGCCGGTAATGTTTCGATGACATCAAACCATTCGCGCCGGAATAAAGCTCCCGCCAATTGTACGAACTCCGCGCCGTACTCCTGCCTGTAAATCAGAGACGGTAAATCTTTGGCAGCAGCTTCCAATTCCTTCGGATCAAGAAACGGGTTGGATGATGACGGTATCTGCCAGCTCATCCAATCCCCGCCCCCCTGCCCCAGTCGGTATAACTCGAAAAAGTGATTAAATCCTTTGGGCGTGGAGATGAAAACCGCCTTGCCTTTACGGTCTGTCAATGCCGGTCTCAATTCCTGCTCCCAGACACGCATGAAGTCACGGACATGAGCGCACTCATCCACT